AGTGGTTCAGCAGCAATAGGCAAATCAAGTTCTTCAATTAGCTTGTAGCCAAGATCAATTGTATTTTCTTCCATTTGATCTTCATCAATATTTTTGCTATCCCAATATTCATTTAACCATTTAAAATCACGCACATTTACAAAGTCCCAGTCGGTACACATTGTTTTATATAACCCTTCTCTAGCACCGTATATAGCCCAACGTCCGTTTTCTACATCCGCACCAACCATTAGCCAAATATACAAACGATGCAAGTTCTTCCAATGATTTTTTTGAAACGCTTCTACAGTAGGTTTCATGCCTCTGTCCAATGCCATTTTAACACCTTCACGGAAACCAGCACGCCATGCTTGATGTGGTGTAGCATTATTCATGATTTCACTATGACATTGATTTATTTGTATGTATTCTAGGTCCCAACAAAAATCTACCTGGGCGTGTGGGTTGTTAGGATCTGCATTTTCATGCGTTTTCATGTTGAGAACTTTTTGTTTAGGCCAACATTTAATTCCGCCGTTGCCATACATAAGTCCGTTAATTGTGTTTTTAGCACTCCAACTTACAACACAATTTTCAAATGCAACTTCTCTGTTCCAGTGTGCATCTTCGTGATTATCTAAGTCAAACTCTCTACCAAGGAAGTCTGCGTTTACAATGTTATCACCGTCAATAGTAATAAATCTATCAGTTTCGCTTAGTTTAGCACATGCTTTGTGTGCTGCATCACTGCCTTCTACTCCATGCACACGTTTTGCCCACGGCACTTTACTACACAAGTCTGCATAGTTTTTTTCTGCATTTGGCTCATCATAACTTAGATATATGATATCATAATCTAAAATTCTAAATTTACTCATTTTGCAACCTCATACGAATACTTCTCAAATCTTTTTATAGTATATACACTAACTGCCGAAGAGTCAAGTTCTAAATCGGAGGCAAAATTGATTTCTATTTTTCCATTTTTTAAATCATCTATTGCACAATAAATGTATTGATATAGCACATGAGGATCGTGTGCTTTTGTAATACTAAATCCCATATCAGCTCTAAAGCTAAGTTTATTAGATAAAAGATTATCTTGTATTGCTTTGTCTAATTCTATTATCCACTTTTTTTCTTTTTTGTTATGAATAATAACAACGTCTGGTCTGTCTTGGATATTTACTGGAATTTGATATATCTGGTCATTAATATCAAACTGGTATTCATCTTCGATATATCTATGAGATAATTTATGTTGTTTAGTCACAGTATCAAACAACACAACATAATTACTTACAACTTCTTTTCCAGTAACTAAATCATAAACGTCATCAATTTCAACAATAATATAATTACCTAACTCTTTATAATTGTTTTTGATACTGGTAATATTACCGTCGTCATCAAAATATACATAACGCTTTTTGTTTACTTCTAACATTATATTCCTAATTTATTTTCATATGTGCTTATTATATGATCATTGCAGAAGTTGTCTTCGGTGTAATGAAATATGCCACTTTGTGTATAATTGCCTATTGCTAGTTTGCAATCATTATCAACATACACGCCTAATTGTTTTTGCCAACTGTCTACCCATAATTTATCCCAATTTTGGTTATGTAATTTCATGTGTGTAAAAGTTGGATAACTGGTTTTTAAAGTAATTTGATCTTCGCATTGTAAAATTTTTGCTGCAATTGCACTGCTTACATCTACACTAGGCCATTTTTGGAAATATTTTCCTCCAGCATATTGTCCATAAAACAATTCCCAATTGTGCATAATTGTTTCAACCCATTTGAAAAATTCATGTGCTTGATCTGATTTTTTGAACCAATGAAACCCAGCATATAAATTAGGCAAATGATGATTTCTAAATGCTTTTCTATAGTATGTATTATCTGCTACTTCGCCTCTATATGTCAATACACGATCGACATAATATACATTTTTTGTTTTTAATAAATCATACCAATGGGAAATGTCAGACAAAACCAACATGTCAGTATCAATTACTGCTGTTTCATCAAATGGTGTAGCATGATATATTTTCCAACGATTTTCAACTTTCCAAGTAGAATTTTCTGCTTCGTCTTTCCAAGGTATATCTACAATGTGATCATATAAAACTTTATATTTGTCGTCAACTACATCATTTGTTATAAGAGCAATTTTACATGTAGGATTGGTTAGTTTTAGACTCATTGCAGCAACATTTGCCTGTTGAACATAATTAACATCACTGTTCTGTGCAAATAAAGTAAAATTAAAGCTCATCAATCAACCTATTCAAACTAAATTTATTCATAATATGAACATTGCAACCTTCAACTATTGCAGGAAAATAATCTATACTATCTTTTTTTTGCAATAAAAATTTTACTTTATCGTTTTTGATATCTAAGCAAATATCTTTATCTACGGTATAATATTTCTTACCCGGTAATTGTTTTACAAAATTGCCTGACATATGGCCATTCATTATGTGTATTGCAATGCTAAATGCAAAATCGTTCCTAAACGTATTTGCTGTGATTCTATATAAATTTTTGTAATGATACCAATATTCTTTAATGTGTGATACAAGATTAAAAAATAATTCTGTTTGTTTACTTTTTCTAAAATATATTACTGTTGCCCAATAAAAATCAATGCCATTTGCAGATATATGTTTAAATTCCCTCACATCTCTCCATCCTGATAATTCAGTAGAATTTTTATATAACATAATATCATTTGATTGTTCAAAACAATATTTCAAACAATCATTACACAAGATGTAATCAGTATCCATTAAAATAGTTTCATCATATGGAGATAGTTCATATGCCCGGTGTCTATCTAAATTTTTCCATTGTAATTTATACTCTTTATATACACCATCTCTGTATGTTTTATAATTGTTATTCTCGCTTGATATTTCAATTACATTATCAAACTCATGCTTATAGTTTGCTTCTAAATACGAAGCATTATCTGTGACAAGAGATACTGGAATATTTAAATACTGTTTAATTCTTGCAGCACAAAATATTGCTTGTTTTATGTAATCTACTTGTGTGTTATTACATGCAATTAATAGAGCACCCTTGCTCATGTGTCAAAAATACCTTCAACTGATCTATTTGTTTTTAGCTTATCATATTCTACATAGTATTTGTTGCTTGCTCTAAAATATGTGTCCGATACGCCTTGTACAAACTCTTGTAAATTTACATTAATAGGAATATCATTGCTGTCAACAATAACTGTATCTTCTTGTCCTGCGGATATCATACTATAGCAAAACGTTATAAGTTCTTTTGTAGAAATAAATGTGCCTCCGCCATAGTAATATAGTAAATCTTCTTGATATTTTTCTTTCAAGATACGTTTTTGATTGTCAAGCGTAATCATATAATTACTAAAATCAAGAGCTTTTTTTAATCTGTCATCCATGGTATACCTCCATTATTAGTATACACAGAAAAAGACGATTTGTCAACTATTACAACAATCCAGAACCTGAATAATCGCCTAAATTGTTTTGAGTTGTTCCTGATGCATTTGTAACAATTCCACCTTTGGTAACTCCGGTTAGGTCGACTGCTACTTGAGTTACAGAATTATAGGTAAAACTACTGTCTGGACTGTAACTTGCACATGCACTGTCTAGTGTGCCATTTACTTCTTCATCAATTGGAGTTCCTGTTCCTGGACCAGCAAGATCTCCTGTTCCAGTGTCTCCATCAAAAAATCTTATACGAAATCTATAAGCACTGGTGCTTACTACTTTACCATAGATTCTATAGTTGTTATCTGAATAAACACCACTTCCTGACTTTGAAAACATCTGTTGATAAGTGCCTGTTAAATTAGTAAGTCCTATACCGCTTGATGTTCCTGAGGTTGCGCTGACATCGTATTTGTCAATGTAAACAGTGCCCATTGCAGATAAAAGAGCAGCCCAATCTAATGATTTTGCGCCTGTGCCGCTGCTTAAACTGGCTGTAAAATGTAATCTACCGTTTGCATCTTGCCAAGCCAACTTTGCAGCCTCTGTTGCCCAATCAACATCAACAACATGATAGATATCATTATTACTAGCGGCTGCGCCCCAATTAGTTGTTCTTTGGGCAGTAGCAGTTGATTCTAAACTAAAACTACTAGAATCATAACTTAAATGACTTGCTGGATAATTTGATACTGCTACATTCAGAGCTTCAAAATCATTAAATCCCATTAATGTGCCATTTGATACTGCACTAAACGCACCTGTAGATTGATTGTAATCTTGAGACGTGTCAGCGCCAATTGTTTGTCCAACAGCAGGCACTGCTAAACTTGCTTCAACTGCACCAGTTTGGTGCACCCAACATGATTGTAAATCAAGATATAGTTCTTCTAATTGGTCTGCTTCGACTTGATCAACTGAAGCTGCAACATCTGCCGAACGAGATGTTTGTGCCCACTTAGTAACATACAAATCATCAATAATGTTTCTTCGGCTATTATAGTCATCAGCGTTGACTCTATCTCCTACATTTACATTTGCCATTTATTCACCTAATGTTTGTGTATTTGCATACGCAGGACTATCTACTTCAACATAACTACCTGTTGCACGTTGTTGCTCAACAATACTTCTAAATGTTCCACTTACTGCTTCATCAATTCCGGCTGTGCCGTCGCCTGGATCATTTGGATCACCATCTCTGTAAATAACTTTAAAACTTAACTGATTTCCGGCAGAATTAAGTTTGGCCTGATATGTGATATTATTGTTTTCATAAGTTCCTGCGCCTGGTTCATAATACCATATATTAACATAATCTGCACCAGCTGTCAAGTCATATGCACCACGATTATAATCAGTTCCAGAGCTTGCTGTGGTATCAGTGTAAGCAAATTTTACAACGCCTACGGTTGTAACCATGGCAACCCAACTGGTATATTTTGCTCCAGAACCACCACTTAATGCTGCTCTAGTTCTTACTTCGCCGCCACTGTTAAAAAATGCTCGTAAATGGTTGTTGTTGTTAAAACTTACAGTCCATTCATGAATAATTGTAGAAACCGAAGGATGTCCCCATTGTGAAGTTCTTGTAACAGCAAGTTTAGATTCAGGTGCTGTCATTTGATTTATATTATAACTTAAAGCATTTTGCTCAATGTCAACTGATACGGTTTCGTATTCTACATATACAGCATCAGTAATATCGTCTTGGCTTACTACATCGGTTAGTGTTGGAAAACTATTATTTTGGTGAACATAAGATTTTTGTAAATCAGTTTTTAAACTTTGCATATGAGCAGAGTTAACAACGGTTGGATTGTTATTTACGTTAGTAGGTAAGCTACTACTTGCAACTGATTGTCCATATCCAAATGTTCCGCTTCCTGTGCCTAAAACTTTTGCAGCTCGTGCTTGCATCTGATTGTATCGTGCAACAGAAATAATGTCGCCAACTGCCATTGCTTACTCCTAAAATATATGCTAGTATTTATACTTTTAGGACACACTCAACTAACTTGACTGAGATATCTTCGTTGGATTCAAGTGCTACGCCTACTAATGCACTAGTAGCAACCGTTTTACATATTCCATTATCCCAGGCATAGACTGCTTGACCTTTCTTTACAGGACCTTCAACTTTAACCGGAACTCGTCCTTTTAGTGCAATGTATTGCCCATCTGCTTCGCTATTCATCATAATCGCTGGATCAGTTGATACAACACCGATGCAAATATCACTAGCTTTAGCAGGTCCTACTTCACAGCAATCGTCGGCTATTACTGCTACTGCCGTTCCTGGTTCTAGTTCTGTATCACCAGTTGTGTATTTTTCTGCAAGGTCAGCATAACGAGCTTGAGTTGCTGTGCCTGTAAAAATATTTGCTGTGATATTTCCGCTTCCGTCTCTAGCAGCGATTGAGTTATTTGCGGCACTTGTTGATGCTGCACGGTAAACTCCTGACACTTCTAAAGTATTTGCTTGTGTAGCTGTTCCAACAAAATTGTTTGAATAAATGTTGTTTAATGGACTTCCTGATAAACCAATTGATAATCCGGTTAGTGCTGGATAAATTGCTAGATTGGTAATATGCCAGACAGTCGTATCATCAGATTTAGCAATAAGTAATTCATCTCTATGTAACTGCAATCTTGGTGTTTCTAAATCTGCGCCAATTTTTACAGTCAAATCAGTATCATTACCAACGGTAAAACCATTGTCGCCAAAGTTTACGGTGCTAGAAGTAAAATCAATAGTTGGTCCTGATTGAAGGAAATCGCTTGGGCTATATACTGCTGAACCGTCTGTTAATTTAAAGGCTGTTTGTGCCGATCCATAATAAAGATTTACATTACCTCTACTATCTGTAGTAGATACACCATTTGATCCAACGCCTCTTAGGTTATACCCAGCTTTTAATGTTGCAAAATCGCTTGCTACCCAATTCGTTACATCTGGTTGACTTAATGCAGGCACAAAATCTACTTCGCTAATTATAGCAACAATATAATCTTCAACATATGCAGCAGTAACATTATGATCGACTGCTCCAGTATCAGCTAATATAATGTTTTTCATTTCTGTAGTGCTGCCAGCTGTTGCTTGCGGGCCAATTAAGTTCCATTCATTGTTAGAATTTTTTCCGTATAACTGGTTAGTTGTGCTGTTCCACCACAAATCGCCTTCGGCTAAACCTGTTGGCTGTGTAGCACTTACTTCGGCACCTGCAACTGATTTATACGCTGTGCCATCATATACTCTAATTTTTTCACTAGTTGCATCATACCAAATTTGACCTGTGATAGATTTTGTTGGAGCAACAGTTCCTTGGAAATTTTCTAATAAAAACACAAAGTTTTCATTTTGTTGTTCTCCATATCCAGCAAAGTTTTTTCCAATAAGTTTTAGTTCGGTTGTTGTATCAACTGTGCCGTCTTCAACTGTAACTAATTGTGATCCGTTAAAACTATTAATTATATAAGCCATTTAATCTACCCTATGATGCGTTAGTAGTATTTACCTAAACACTGCTGACCAAGTCTTCTTGCCAAACCCATGCTCCTGCTACTACTTCAAATCTTTTCAATGTTCTTGTTACCGTTAATGTAACATTATCTGTAATATCACCAAAACTAAAATCAGCAACAACAGATTGGTTTTGAACACCGGCACTGTCAACAGCAACAAAACTTTTTGACACACCATCTGTTCCATTATATGTGTATGTTCCTGCATAAGATGTGCAATGAACTCGTGCGCTTACTCCATTATTTTTTTGTGCTGACGGTGATATATCGTTTAACAAATCTGCTAATTGAGAATTTGTTAAACCAGTTGAATCAACACTTACCGCTACATCAAGTGTTTTTGATACATCATCTACATACTGTTTATTAGCTACATCATTAGCTGTTGCTGGAGTTGCAACATTTCTAATTTTTGTTGTTCCAATCATGATAATATCGCCATTGATATTAGCATTTAAATCATTATTAACCGTTAAAGTGTTTCCATTCAAACTTATATCGTCAACATTTAATGCAGTAAGTGTTCCAATACTTGTAAGTCCGTTAGCTGTTGTTACACTACTATGAAGTTCGTTTATAGTTAGAACATTTGTTCCGTTAATTCTATATCCATACCCATCAGCAACATCAATATTAACATTTGATCTCCAAGCATTTGTCGCATTTTTCCAAACCCATTCTTTGTCAATACCGGTTGATTTTAAAACAACACCGCCGTCGTCAACTGTTGCATCATCTCCTAAACTACTATCTTCAGTTATACCAAGTTCTATTTGTTTATCTTCTACACGTAGTGTTGCTACTTCTAATGCAGTTTGTGTGCCTTCTACAACCATATTACCTGTGACTCGTAAATCACCGGTAATATCAAGTGTATAAGAAGGTGTTGCATCAAAAATTCCAACTCTATTATTTGAAGCGTCAATTGTAATTGCATCCACTGCTAAACCACTGTTTGTGACTTGAACTTTAATATTTGCATCTTCTCTTAAAGCACCTAATATAATATCTCTATCTGCTGAAGTTGTGTCTGTGCTAATACTAAATCTACTTACATCACCTACTAATACACCTCTATCATTGTTTACATGTAAATGTTGGTTTGTAGTTTGATAAGATGCAATTGGTAGAGCAGGCGATACTTGTAAAAAACTACTTGGTGCAAAAACGTTACTTCCAGATATTAAATTTTCAGAATTTGTTGCCGTGCCATTCCATTTAAAATTGCTATATGTAGGATTTATATTCACGCCTTGTTTAAATATGAATGGAGATGTGAAACCTGTAAGTAATGCTACATTAGAATCAATAGTAGCTGCTGTGAGATCTTCTGCACAAACAATAGCCACAGTTTTATTTCCAACACTCCATCTTCCAACAGTTTTTGTAACACCAAAACTATCAATCAAACTAATTGCATCATATTCAGTTTTTGTTTGGCTTCTTGTGTAACTAGGACCAACTAGATAGTCAGCTGCTCCGTCACTAAAATAAAGTTGCTTATTGACAGCATCAATCCACAAATCACCAGCCACCAAGGTTGGTTTGATCGCACTGTAAGTTGTTGTATCAGTTCCTCTAAACTGTTCGCCATCCCAAACTTTTAGTCTACCTTCGCTTGTATCATACCATAGCTGTCCTCTTAATGGATTTGCAGGAGCACTAGTTGCAGCAAAATTTTCAATAATTTTTACGAAATTTTCGTTAAATGCTTCGCCATACCCTGTATAATTTCTTCCCACAAGGGTCACATCAGTTGATGTAGAATCTATGGCACCATCAATCAAATCTACTAGTAGAGTTCCGTCGGTTTTGTTAATTTTATAGCTCATTAAGAACCTCCTGTGTAGATAATAAACTCAACTGTTGTATATGGACTGGTATGATAATATGGTGTATTTTGTATATCATTCATTGATCCTGTCCTATCAATTCCTGTGCCTGTTGTTGTTCCTGTAATATTTTGAGAACTTGCACCTGTATCTGTGCCACCTGTTACGTTTGTTACTCCATAGTATTGCTCGCCATTATCGCCTTGCATACTATGTGTGTGATCTGGTAATTGGGCTTGTGTGATATTGTGAGATTCGCTACCACCTGTTAAACCTACTGTATTAGCAGCAGCATCATTCAAAACCCTGTTTCCGCTTGTAGCTGCACCTAAGTGTCCTAGTAAATGTCTACCTCTAAAATCAGGTAAAACAAAAAAGTCTGGCGTGCTCGGTGTTCCGTATAAATTACCTATAATAGCATATAAAGGTTCATAATCGCCGCCTCTAGCTAATTCTTGTCCGTGACATAACTCCCAACCAGTTGGTGCTATTGTTCCTGCATAGGGCATAATCATTCCCAACGCAAACACTGGAATAGTGCTGACAATTTGTGCTTGCGTCATTTTGCGCAAACCTTCTGAATTATACACTAAAAATTGATCTGTTGGTGCCACTGCTACTGAAATTGCAGTTTGATTTGTAAGGAAGTTTGGATCTATATTAAGTGTCCACTCTTTGGTTGTGCCGCCTACTTGTCCGTCAAATTGCACACTTCCTGTTGCAGTTACATCTCCGGCGCTGTTAAATTGGAATGTTGTAGGACTTGACAGTTTGCCTGCTGATTGAGCACTGCCGCTTACATTTCCTGTTACATTTCCTTCTAAATTTCCGTGAAAAGTATTTGCATATACATGTGCATATTTTAAATTAGGTAATCCAATACTATTGGCTAAATTTGTATAAGGTTGTATATTATTAGCATAAATTGAACCAGTGTTATTAGTATCATTTAGGTTGAAGTAAGCATCTCCGCCAACATTGATATCTTTAGAAATACCAACTCCGCCTGCGGTGTTAATTGCTCCGTCTGTTGTGTTACTACTATTCAACGTGCTAGTTGAAATAATCTTTGTTGCTTTTATATTTCCTGTTACATCAAGTGCTTCTTCAGGAGATGTGTTTAAAATTCCGTGTTTGCCGTCAGATGCAATATACAGAGATGTTTGATTTGCTCCGCTGTTATTTGTGTTAAAATTAATAGATCCGTCTGTAGCTTTGTTTCTGATTGTAATAGACGATCCGGTCACGCTGGCTGTTAATATGCCATTTTCGCCAATGGTTAATCCAGCATTGCTAGAGATTCGTTGTTCTTTTGTAAATCTATTTATTACATCTAATCTCGCAATATCTCCGTAGACTAAACTGTTATTACCACTAGCATCAACTAATGCTTCGGCTTTTTCACTTGTGCCGTAATATTTTGCTTTTGCACCACTAAATATTGATTCTGTTGGAATATTAACACCAGGCTTCATCACATAACCTGTAGGAAATCCTGTAACCTTGGCTTTTGGTGTAAATTCAACATAACTATAAACTGCAATAATATTATTGTTTACATAATTAATCAATACTGTGTGATTTGTATCAGTGCCAAGCAGTGTGCTTGTGCCAATGAGGGTTTCAATTTTTGCACCTGTTGCAGTAGACTCACTATAATCTGGACCAATTAAAACCCAGCCACTACCACTGTAAATGTATGCTTGTAAATTTGCTGTATCTACCCAGATGTCGCCAAGTATACTTGCACTTGCTTCTGGTTGTGAGGCTGCTTTTTTGATGCCGCCTGCTGCTACCCATGCTGCACCATCGTATACTTTCAGCTGATCAACGCCTGCGGTTGTATCATACCAAAGTTGTCCTTCTACAGGACTACTAGGTGCAGTAGTATTTGCAAAATTTTCTAAAAGATGCAAAAAGTTTTCATTGATATAAGCACCATAACCAGACAGATTCTGCCCTACTAATTTTAAACTTGTATCTGTAGAATTTAGGCCATTTTCTTCAACTGTGAGAGAACCTTTATTAATTAAATCTGTAAAGTTTATGGTATAGTCTGCCATGATTACCCCTCAATTCCGCTTAAACTTTGAATTCTTACAGTATAATCTACTTGTATCAAACGGTTTAAACTTTTTTGCACTGGATGGAATATAACATGTGTAATCAATCTTCCAGTTCCGCTTGCACTATAACTACGTAAACCTAATTCATCAAATACATATAAACTGTCATTGCTGCCAGCAGTATCAAACGCATCTTGTCCTGAAGGTTCTCCGTAGTCTAACAAGCATCTAACTAATATATCAGTATAATTTGTCCCACTAACATGTCTAATTTCAGTTTTGTTTCTCGCTGGATCAGTGTTGTTAACACTGCGTTCATCAACTACTTTTGTAAATGTTTGATTATACAAACTGCTGTTTGTGCCTGTGCTGTTTGGTGTTAAGTATGTCACAATACCTGTTGGATCAACACTGGTTCCACCGTTGCCAAAACTCATTTCATAAACAAAGCCTTCGCCTTGGTTAGCAAGACTTTCTGCTAATGCAATACTCATATTTTCATAATGAATAGCATTGCGTTTGTTCACATAAATTTCGCCGCTATCAGGGTCAGAAATTTTTATGTGTCCTTCAACATGTATTCCATTTAGATCATTAAACTGTGTCATCTTTTTTACCTTATACTGTATTTATTTAGGTAGCTCAATTGTTGCTCCGCGAATAAATTTTGCTATTGGTGAAGAACTGGTTCTAAGTGTTTCATTTGGTTGAATCCATCTTCTTCCAGTTCTTTTCACTACTCTTATTTCTGTGTTTACAGCAGGAGTTGTAGTAAAGTTTATACGTTTTTCTCCTGATACATCTACTACTGTAAACTCTTGTGCTTTAACTTGATCGCCTTCGGTGCTGTCTTGTGCTATAGTGTTGTTGTAAACATTAACATCAACTTTACTTAACTTTTTACCACCAACAAACACCTCAATTTCGTTTATGTTATCAAATGTAAATCCAAGATCTACAATTTGACTCGAACCATCTGCAAAATCTCTATATACATCATATGTGTCTTGGTAGTCAATTGTTTCTCCTGGACCTTGACCAAATGCTCTATCGCCTGCTTTGTGCAAACTCTTAACACCTGTTCCTAATGTTCCTCTGCGCAATTGAGATAATGTATTTCCTTGGACTGAAAAATATTCAATACGTTCGCCATCAATCCAAAGTATACCTGGCAGGTTTTTAAGTGTGTTTGGTTTCTGTATTCCAGTTGCATCATCAAGTAGAATAGAGTTGTCATATACTTGCAAATCTTTTGCTAATACGTAAGAGTTTTCTTGGTTTAACCGCTTGTAATGTGTTCTACCAAGCATGTCTCTAAATATTCTAAAACCAAAACGCTTACCTGATACTGCATTAGTCCAATGTAAAACTTGTATTTTATCATTAGCAGCAGGAATTTCGTTTAATCTTACTGCATCAAGTTCTTCCATTACTTCGTAATCAATCAAAGGACGTAGTAATTTTTTATTTTTTACTACCCATACATATTGCGCTCCAGCTGCTTGACTATCAAGTTCGACAATACCACTTGTTAATAAATTACGTCTGGTATATTCAGAAGTAAATTCATTTACTACAGTGTCAGTTAAAACGTCATAACTGTATCTTCTAAATTTGTTAACATCATGATTACTAAAATGCATTACTCTATAAGTTGTAAATGCCCCATTGTATTTGTCTGGATCTATACTTATACTGTCGCTTTCTATAAATTCTATATTTGCAATTTTCATTTGCGTAGAATCGTTTGTTACCCAAAAATCTTCGTCTGCAACAAATTCATCTCTAATTTGTCTTGCCATTCCTTCAACAACAACTACGTTATTTGATACTGATTTTACAATCGGATTAAAAACAGTAGAAGAGGCTGTGCTAACTAATTTTAACGGCTGGCCTACTGTTACTAACGGCTCCATATTAATTGTTGTGCTACCATCTACCTCTGTAAATTCTATTTGTGTATCAATAAAGTAATAATCTGCATTATTGATTACATAGATATCTAGTTTTGTTCCTGCTGGTGCTATGGTATTTGACAATATTGTAATTCTTGCACTTGTTTGATCCCATGTCCAATATTGTCTGTCAACTCTTACATCGTCTGCATATACTAAAATGTCACGACTATTAATTTGTGTCAAGTCTGAAAATGCCCAGCTATCTAAATCGTATACTCTATCAGTTGTTGTAGTATATCTGATACTGTAACCAGGATCTAATATTTCATCGTCACCAAAAACGATCAAATTATGACCTAAAGGTTTTACATTAAATGGTGTAGGCGTATTGGTAAAGTTCCAATAATTTCCTAATGTTTGATTCCATGTTATATCTTGGTATACTAGGCTATAACTTACAATATTTGTATCATACACAGCATATTGTATAATGTTATTTTCTCCAAGTCTCACACGACCGCCTGGAAATTCGATTGTAATTTTGTTTGCTGCTTCTGTTGTGCTATCGCTAATGTTTAAGAAATAGTCGCTACCTTCTGTTGCAACACGGCCGTTCATAACAACAATTGCACTAGCATCACTGCTGAAGTCAGCTGCTGTTACAAATCTCCAATTTTCGCCAACTGGTTGATTTGCAATATCATAAGAGTTGAGTTGTATTGTTTTAGAATCAATTAAATTGTTACCGTTGGATCCAAATGTCATAACAGTAATACTATCGCCAGTTTCTATATTTTCATCGCTATCAATAAACACTGCATTTAAATCATAATCTGAATAAAATACATCTTCTCTTAAAACTTTTTGATTAACCATTACAACAACATTTGTTTCTCCAAATGGTTTTTCAGGAAACTCAAACTCTCTTGTAGATCCATCATAGATATAATTAGCAACAGCAATGTTTGCTAATCCGTTATTAGGTCTTGTATATACTTGTAAATCAAGTGTATCTGTAACTGTGCCAGGAACAAGTTCTTCAGGACCTTTGCTGTTGGTTGCTGAAAAGAATTCATCGCCGTCTACTACAATTTCTCCACTTGGTATGCCTGTGGCAGTAGTTTTATCAAGAGCGCCGCCTGACAAACTGGTGTCAAAATTTGTGCTTACAGGAGATAGAGATCCGTCACTTTCTTCTTTTCTAATAATTACTTCATCACCATCTGTTGTAGTAAATATACCTTGTATATCTATTTCAATTTGCTCACCGTCGCCTACAATTGTAGCCATTACAGCATTTTTGTTGGCTGTAGCAGTGCTGCCATCATATGCAGGGTCGTCTAACCTTACACCGTTTAGATATATGTTGTAATTTACTCCATTTTCTAGAGGTTTTGAAAGTGTGATTGTAGCAGTGCTACCATCTAATTTAATTACTTCGTCACTAAATGTGTTATCAAAAGTGTCCCAAGGCAAATCACTAAATCCGCCGGCGCCAAATCCTTGTTCATTACCAAAACCAAAACTATCGTATAATGCACCTTCGTATTCAACACCTTGCATTACTTGACTTAATTCTTTGCCAGGCATACCTGTAGTAGGATTGTATTCATACAACACTCTGTCGGCAGCATGAAGCAGACTGGTTGCTTTTTTGTAATTTACAACAATCACATCATCGATTGCAGGATCTTTTACAAAATTAATATACCCAAAATACCTATCATAACCTTTTGTAGTATCAAGATCATTGCCAACTTGATATTCGCTTTTCAACATCTCAACACCATTTACTGTGACACTAAATGTATCTGTCTTTACATTCATTGGCCACAACAATTGGAATTTTTGTTTTGCGCCTGTTCCTAAAAAGTTTTCTTTTTGGTCAATAGTCTCAAAATATTTTTTACCACTAACTCTGTCAAATTTTACAGTCATGTGTGTGCTTCTTACCAAAGGATTACCAATAATTACACTTGCTTTTACTGGACTACCGTCTGGATCTTGATTGCCACTTACTGTTACAGTAGGAGCAGATAACACTCTGTTGCCTTTTTTAAGTATTTCAATTGATTTAACTTTGCCTTTAGCAATATATGCTCTCGCAGTTGCTCCACTATTTCCACTAATAGTAACATCTGGTGTATTGTTAAACCCACTGCCTCCGTCTAAAACTTCAATACTAACTATTTCGTATGTATTGTTATCTACCCAATTTTTGTATGGATACGTAAAATATTTTTGCCACAAATCTGTAACTTCATTGTTTGAAAATTTAGCAACACTAGGAGTAATATTTCCTCCAATGTAGCTAGGTGGTAAATCAAAGTCAGATATCAAACTATTGGTAGGTTCAATTTTTTCGTATGAACTTATGTATTCTCTAACACTAGTTTTATAAGGCTTAACTTCGTTGATATAATCTTGATAATTTTCAAGATTGTCATTTTGATATGCAACTTTTTGTTCCAATTCTCCAACATTATGTTTTGCTCTTAAGAAACTTGATTTAAATACCCAATCAACATTTTCCTGTTCAGATAGTGCATATCTTACACTTGCAAAAAATAGTTTATTGTATTCTACAGCCAATTCGCCAATAAAAATATCAGTTTTAATAGCATTTAATATATTTCTTAATTCATTAACTGGTTCTCTATCATAAAATGCTATATCATATACACCAGCATCATAACCAGTAGTTTCTGTTGAATAATTATAAATTAAGCTAGACAATTGAATTGTGCCATTTTGTCTGCCTACAGTTTTGTAATTAATTGTATAATCTTCAGTGTCTTGGTTGTCTATTTTTTCTAACAGAAGCCAGCCGCCTGTTCCAATATTTTTTATTTTAACAACATCACCTATTGTATTATCTAATCCGAATAATTCATAACTAGATTCTATTGTTTGGTTAATTATTGTGTTTATTGAATAACCAGTAGCGTAATAATCAGCATAATTCCAATACTTGGTTGTATCAAAACTTTGGTTGTCTGTTCTATTCCATTCTCTAGAAGTAGGATTGTAAACATATATGCTCCAACGTCCGCCAATTGTTTCATCTGCGTTTACTAATACACTGAATTCTCTTACTTTTAAAATTGTGTTAGACGAATAATCAAAACCTTGTTCTTTAATTTCAACACTTGTAATTTGTCCATTACTGTTTATTGTTGCTTTAAATTCAGCATTTTTACCTGTGACATCATCAAATTCAATTTCAGGAGCAACTTTATATCCGTTGCCTGCATTATTAATAATTACGTCGGTGATTTTACCGTCAACAATCACAGGTGTTAAAACAGCTTGTGTCTTTTTTGCAGTTCCTACAAATTGTAAATCATTTACAGTATCAACTGCAACATCGTGTTTTCCTAAAGACAATAAAGGTGCTGGATCCACTAATAATAATTTGCTTATATTATAATTATCTACTATAATATTTTTCAAAAATACTGAGTTGACTCTATCAACAAATTGTTTTACAGCTTCTATTCTATTTACAAACATACTCTGTCTTGGAATATTTAACAATCCGTATTTTTTAGCAACTTGTAAATTTTCATCTGGAACTGAGTTGCCTATGTTATCATATCCAATTAAACTATCAATCCATTTTTGTTCTATGTCTTTGCTTGGCATAGAAACATCTAAACCTTCTGTTAATAAATTATACTCGTAATGTATAGGCACATTCAAATCTACATCTTTTTCTTTTCTAAAATGTAGTATTGTATTTCGACCTTCAATTAAACTTGCAGTGTTATACATTGCAAATTTGTTATTTTCTAGTATACTAATAAATCTATAACCTGTTGAGGCAGGATCTCTGATTAAGTTAGTTACCGATTCACAACTTAAAATACGCCCTGGAACATTAGGAACAATTTGCGTATTTCTTACCCAGTAAAAATATTTTGTTATAAATCTTTTTCTAATAGCATCATAAACTTGCTTGCTACTAAACACTTCGCTACCGTATAGAGTAGTGCCAGTTACACCTCTTGCATAACCTTCAGTTGTGCCAGCTAAGTCGTCCCATTCACTTGGAAGTAAATCTGACGATACCCATTCACAAACTTGTATTTGTGCGTTAGGCAATAATTTATGGAACACACCTGCTCTATAATTGCTGTTACCTTGATAAGGATCAAACCAACTTGCTTTGCTAATATCCCACCATAGTTTTCCAACATATCTATCTGTCCAGTTTGAATATGCATCTACTGTAACATCTTGTTCGCCTGTGCTAAAAGAATATACTGCTGGATCATACCAAGTTTTAAATGTAATTTCTTGTTCTGCTGGACCTGCAATTTTTCCTTGTCTTGGATCTATAACATCTAAACGTTGTATAATATCTTTTTTGTCATCGCTATACAAAAATACCTGTTGTAGTTCTTGTATTTTTGGTTTTGAAACTTGACTTGTTAAAATAGTCCAGCTATCTTTTCCTTTAGTAAAACTAAAATCAGCTAACAATCCTTGGTTAACACTATTTACATATTTAGAATTTCCTGTGGCTGGATTGTCTGCTTCAAGGGCAGTAATAGTTGGCATATTCAAATACAAATGATTTTGATTAAATTTAAAATCGTCAAGCACATGATTGGATGTATCTCTTTTATATGCTATATCTTCTCCGTAAACGTAGGTGTTGTTGATTAGTTGGAATACTACAATTCTGCCTGTATCTTGTATAGTTTTTGATATTCTTGTGTTACCATTGTCAAGTTTTAATTGATTGTTATCAAAACCTGTAACTTCAACTAAATCACTGTTTTTACCACAAATTGCAAGTTTATTACCGCTAAAATCAACTGCACTTCCGAATGCTTCATTTTTATCTTTATAAGGACTTCTAACATTTTGCGACAGAGTATACAAATCATCTGACTGCTGCTTATACAGGTATACTGTGCCAGCATCATTTGATATATCATCGTTGTATGGTGCTGCTACAGCAATACGATCACCGTCGTCATTGATAGCAAAGTCTACACCCCAGCTTTCTCTTTTTGTAGTATCTGCTTTTATTTCTTGTATATATTTCCATCTATCGACTGGTTTGTTATAAACACTAAGAGTTCTAACACTACTTACATCAGACTCAACAACAATTTTATCTCCATTGTCATTTACGTCAAATTTAATGCCAAAATTTGATTCGCCTGTATCAGAGTCACCGTCTAATTCTTGGTATCTATTAGGAATATATCCGGTGTGTTCTATATCTTGTGCTGCAATCCAACTATTTGTATCTGTAGGTAATTTATCATTAACAGGAGTTGTTAGAGGAATTCTTTCAACAAGTGCTTGATACAATGCACCTTGGTAGAAAACTATATCGTTTTCTCTATATTTTTCATTTACATCAAACACACCTTTGTAGCTTCTATTTCTCGTCCACTTCCATTCGTCGTCAAATTCAAAGAAATAAACACGACCTACGTCAATACCAGGAGCACTAACATACAATTGATGTATACCATTTATATTTTTTCTTAATTCTACTTGATAACCAAATTGTTCTTCTGCATTTGGATCAGGACTACACATAACTATGTCTAAGGTATACTCTCTTGTAGAATCATCAAACTTGTAAATATGAACAATACCTTGATTACTCAATCCTGATAAATTTCCTACACCAGCAGGAATATAATATGCTGGTTCCCAATCATTACTGTCGCTATCAGAAATAGTGCTACTATCGCTATAACTGTCATGCCAGTTGCTTACAGCTTGTTTGGCTCTCCATAGTGTGCCTCTGTCAACTACTATATCACCTTGGTCGTATGCTTCAGTTGGATCATAAGTGCCTTTAAATTGTGTTAACGCATTATCAGCTCGTGGTGCACCAACTGCAATAAATTTACTATCTGGTGAAATTGCAACACTTGCACCGTATCCAGAATTTATGTCAGCTTCTTGTTCTGGTTCAAAAATTGCTCCTGCAGAATATGTAAAACTTTCTGCATTTCTAATCAGTAAAGATACTTTGCCTATTCTTGTAGATGACGTGTCGGTGCTGTCACCTCTAACAAGTGTTGTGTTTCCAAAGTTAATGTCATATGATTCCGCTACACGGTTAAGCTGTGAATCTAAATTTGCATATTCTTGTTGTAAACTAATTACACTGTTATTTTCGTATACACTGAAAATACCTTGTCCGTTATCGTCTACCCAAAGTCTGTCAGCTGCATCTTTTTGTATATCTTCAATATTTAAATTTAGTGTTTCAAAGTCAGCAAATCTTCTTGTTACAAATCTACTTAAACTTGCGCCGCCGGCTGCTGAAAAACTATCATCAGGATCTTCAAAAGAAATTTCAATTTCACTTGATCCTAAATCAAATGTAATGTCACTGCCTAATACTTCTGTTACTTTGTAAAATCCTTTTAAATTTGGAATACTAGAAAATATTCCTATAATATCGTCAACAGCAATATCGTCAACTTGTCTATCGCAATTTATTTTTACACCAGAATTACTCGACGCAAGTGTTAAATTTGTAAATCCTAGTATTTCTAAATCACTTTGACTGTGCTTTAAAACTGTCCAAGATTGTTTGTCAGTAGTTACCCAAATGTGTTTGCCAATTTCTAAGTTGTCAATATCTATATTCAAAATAGAATCTTTAGATGTTACAATAAATTCTACATCCTCTGACCTAACATATCCTGAATTTTTTGTAAATGTATCCGTATTAGATATTACACTTGTTAATGTATGATCGTAATCTTCTGGCGATTTGAAAACTTGATTTTTAGCAATTTCATAAACTAAGTCAGTTCTGCCAATTGTAATATTGTTATTAAGTTCAAATAACTGCGGTTCAATTCTGTATTTGCTTTCGTCAAGTTTGTATTCAATTTCTTGAATATTATCAATTGCTCCGTATTGTCCAGCTCTAATTGCCCATTCTTCATATAGCTCAACACTGTCTTTATTAGAAGAACCTAAAGCATCAAACAACTTGGTCATAGCATTATTTGTGCCTTTTTCTTGTATAAATCCTTGATAAAATTTATATTGGCTCACATTATCGGTAATAATATTTTCTAAATATTGACGTTTTTGATAGCCAATTAAATGCTGTGCTAAACGTTGTTGTTCTGTGTCAAAATTATCTGTATCTAAATCATAAAAATCTGCAAACTGATTAACTTTATAATCCCAGTTTGGATAAATTTGCGATACAGGTTTTTCAGATAGTCTACGCCATTTTGTATTGTCAAATGTTTGTTTAGAACTATGATTTCCAAATGCACTATAATAAAATTCTTTGTATTTTACTACATCGCCTATACGATAATCTGTGTTTTCTCGCCAATCAACAATTTTTGCTTCATCATAAAAAAATCCTGGTATACTCAAACTACCAGTCCAATTATCTGTTCTATACCCTACAAGTTTGATACGTTCTTGTCTAAAGCCAGCTGCTTTATCAAAAATAACATCATTGAATACTGTTTGATTATCAATCAATACCACATGTTCTTTTTGCACTAATGGTAATTTAATTAAGAATATACCTTCCGGTGTGCCAACAGGATTAATTGTAAATTTTGTATCTTTGTCTCTAAAAATATTTGTTAAACTACTGTCTATTGCATTGCCGTTTCCGTCTAATATAGATACATCGTAAAAATTATCATATACATTATCAATAGTAAAATTGTTTTTTGAAAATGTAACTCTGTTAGCAGCAGGACTAATGGCTAATACTGTATCATTGTCCCAGTTTTGTGTGGTAAAGAATAAAAACTCTTTTATTAGTAGCAGCATGTCTTCTACTTGCCCACTTTCAGGATTAATGTTTTCAAAGTTCCAACCGTCGTCTTTTAAGTATGCTTCATACCCTAACAGGAAGTCTACAACGTCTTGTTCTGTTTTGTAAATCTGTCCGTAAGGAACACTTGTAGCAGTTTTGTTGAATCTTCTTCTAATAACGCCGGTTTTACCTCCTTGAACAGGAAGCTCTGCTAACTTAGTAAAATTTTTATTTTCAAATTCATTAGAGCTTACATGAGAAACTTTTGCTCTATAAAATTCATTGTTGTATTTTACAACTGTGCCAATTGTGTATGTATTAGACTCGCTCCAGTTTAAGAATTTTTCACTAATTCCTCCAACATTAATAGCACTATCACTTTGTGTTTCTATATAAGGATAAATTGTAAATGAAGGATTTTGATTGTCATAACCTTCTATAATATATCCACTATCGCTCACTGTAATCAAAATGCCACTAAGTGTTGCAACTTGTTGAACTGAAGAAGTATTTAAAAATATTTGATAATTTTCTTCTGGAACAAATACGCTGGTTTTATTCAACGGACTTCTGCTGTCAAGTAACAATTTCAATTTATTTTTTTCAGCAAAGCCGGCTAATTTTATGCTTAATTGATTGTCTAGCCTTTTTAAATCTGACTGATAAGAATCATAACTAGATGACACTGCCCATTTCACATAATTTGCTATGTAATTTATTAAACCAGCAGTAAAATGTTGTTTTGATTCATTGCCAGTGAGTGTGGGAAAAATTATATCTTTTGTTGTAATAGCTTGTCCAGTTTCATTGTAAACAAAATTGCCTGCCATATCTTTGATAATTCTACTTCTATCAAAACCTAATCCAAAAACTTCACATGGCTTACTTACAATCCAAGCCTTTAGTATAGCAAATCTATAATCACTGCTATTTCTAAATGCACTTTCGGTTGGTCCTTGATCTCCGTAAACAAAAGGCTCGCTTGTAGAAGGTAGATAAAATCCTTGTGCTATTCCGCTATCCAAAGGTGAACGTAAATTTCCATTTTCGTCAGTAGGAATAATAGACAATAAATTTGGACGTTTATACTTGTCTAATGTCTTTACAGATTTGCCAGGTTCTTTTACAAAACCGTCACGTAAATCTTGCCATAGCACTGTATTACTTAGAGTGTATGGCGCAGGACCATAAACATCTTGCCACCATGTAGGCTCAATTGAAAAACCTAGCATTTCCCAAGGATGTGTATGCGGACGGTCTGTATCATAGAACTGTTTAAAGATTGCACGCCACCCACCTGGTAATCTATTGCCATCTGCATCTGACATGCTTCTATAATTAAATGTAAAACTATTTTCGCCGCTCCAATTTGTATTTTCAGTATAATTTGGATTTCCAGCTGTGCTTAACCATGAACTAAAATCTTCAAGAATAAGGCTATCAATTGTTTCTCTACTAACACCTGTCTTTCTATTAAATCCACCTATAAAATCATGAATATCTAAATATTCAGTGTTATAAGATGTTTTAATATTGTTGTAAATTCTTTTTTCAAGATCTAATAATAGTTCATCTCTATAATCATCAAATCTTACAGTATAACTTCCATCATGTCCAACAATAACATCAACATTTCCATTAGCACCTGTAATTGTTTGGAACTCTGGTTTGTATAACGGATACAAACCTAATTTAGTTGGTGTAGGTGGAACATAGCACCCGTTTGTGTTTTCATATTCATATACAACTATGTCTTGTCCTATTGTTGGATTATAGTATTTTATAAATCCATTTTCAAAATCGTAATCTACACCTTGATATTTTTGTTCGCCGTTAACATAAACTAAAACTGCTTTGTTGCTGAGAGTTTTCAAATCAAAGTTTGTAAAACTTGTAGGCAAATATGCTGTTTCGTCATATTCTATTTCATGAATCGTTTCTGTAGTTGCATTCATCGGAATCATATCAGATGCAAAAAACGGCATACTTGATGTTTTGTCTTTGTTCAAAGTATTCATTATCAAGTCAACATGTTTTTTGGTATCTCCATGAAATCCAGTTTGGTTTGCTGTAAAAAGAAAGCTACTTTTAAATCTGCTGTATTCTTTCATAGCAAATTGAATAGATTTAATTATGTTTGCATCCTTATCTACCAAATGATATGCTGCTAAATTTACAGGTCCGCTGTGTTTCATAAACTGCGTTCCGTATTGAGTAATGTTTGGTAAATCTCTTAGGTTTGTATTTCCAGGTATACTACCTTGTGCTACTGGATGATAATTTTCAACAATACTGTTAACATGTTTGTTTACTTCACCGAGTGTAAATGTTGTAAGATTTTCATTTTGTGGATTGCTTTCCAAATTCTTTGGTATTTCATAATATCCATTAACGTTTTTGTTTGCAGAACTATAACATTTTAAAACTACAATACTTTCACTATCTAAATTATTAAAAAATCTTACTTGTTTGTATTTTACAGTGTTATCTAATGTGTAATCAACACCTTCAATTTTCTTTTTGTTGTTGACAAAAACTCTAACCACTAGATCATCGAGTAAATGACTATTATCAAATACATCTACAGGAAAATTATTTAATTGTCCGTTATATTGTCTAATAACAGGTTGTCTTGATTTAAAATATGTTTTTTCCCAGACGCTTTTCCATTTATAACTGCCGTCTTGGTTAAAGATTTTGAAGAAACCACTTGAAGTATTTTTTTCTACAATATTTTGAGAACTGTCTTGATAGGTAAATTTATCGGTGTGATAATTAAAATCAAAAACAATATCACCAAAATTGTTAATACTTTGGTATTTCAACGGAAATCCAAGTTCTACATCGTTAGAGCCGCTTCCTTTTGCATAAGAAAAAAGTTTTGTCCCTATAAAACTTGTTCCTACATACTGTGTAGTATCGCCATAACTATATGCATTTGAATCAAATAAATCAAAATGAGGTTGTTGATTTACAGATGTTTTTTCTTGAGCTTTATTCCATTTGTTATTTGCATAATGGAACATCTTTCCAGCATTAACATTACCTTGAGAAACTAATACAGTATCGCCTTCGTTTGGAATAGTATCTGCTTCTTCAATTAAAGTTATTTGTCTATTTTTTATTGTGCCTGTTCCAAAGTTAATAAATTTTACTTTATAAATTTTTCCTGCAACAAGTATGTCTTTGTCAGCTGTGAACAATAATCTCATGCCATCTGTGACTTCAACACCATCAATAATGTATCCACCTTTTCCTTCAATAGTGCTAAAAACATCAGTTGTAAACGTATCTATTAGATCAACATTATCTTTTGCAACAGCACCATGATTATATAATTTTAAACCAGATGTATACTCAATAATTGGACGCTTGGCTCTAGCTTCCTCGTCAATTTCTACAGGTAACCCTGCTTGGTTATAACTTTCTACAATAACATCCCTATGGAACCATCTGTTATATCTTGACCACGGGTTTTTATCTGGACTACCTCTGTTGATTGTGATATAATCTTTTTGTGCAACAAAAGCAGCAGCATCTTCATAAGGATATTCGTCAAAGCCAAATTCCTCGCCATCAAATGGAACATTTTTTACTGTTGTAAAAGGAACTGGAATTTCTAATTCTGTTTCTGGTATCAATCTAATAGAAGACCCAACTCCTTCAACAAAATAATTTCCTGTTGCATATTTTTTTGGAGTTACCTCGCCTACAAAAAAGATACGCTGACCATTTGATAAATTTCCACCAATTGGAGATTGATATGATTTTTTACCTATAATTTCATCTTCTACATTAATTTGAGAATTTTCATTTATGTTATAAAAGTTAAGCAATCCATTCATATTTGCATTGTTTTTACTTGCATAATATAAAAGTGGTGGAACTGTATCGTCTGGAGTAAATTCAATACGGCCGTTTTCAATCCATACATCGTCTGTTTCAATGTATGCACCGTCTTGATTTCTTTTGTATCTTTTGATATTTGTATTGTAAATTGTGCTGATATTTTCTGCATCAATTTCTAAAAGAGGATCATTATCTTGATATGCAATATTTGTTACAAAAGAAATAGGTTCACCTGGAGTGTTAATATCAAATTTATAAGTTTGACCTTTATATAATTTTAATGTTGGATTTTTTGTTATTCCATCTGGAGAAAAAACATAGCTTTGTGTTTGATCGTCGGTTCCCAACTCAACATTGTAAACACTGGTTATACCTCGTTGAGATCCACTAACAGCAACCGGAATTGGACCAAGTGGCAGCCAATAATATTCTCTAAAATTTGTAAACTTATCAAAATCAATGTGCGGATTCCAACTATAACTTGTTTGTGAATTTAGCACACTGTGATTGTTCACACTACCTTTATATGTTTTTATAACACCTAATAGATCTGTATATGAAGCATAAAAATTAACATTACCTAAATCATCTTTACTTACAATACTAGATTCAAACTGATAGTTTTCTCTATCTGTAGATACATCAGGTAAAAAAGTATCTGTAACCTTTGCTGTAGGAGAATTTCTTCTTCCTACATATGCATCTAATTTTTCGATTACACCTTCAGAAATCATTGAATCAATGGTTGACTGAACAAACTTATTGTTTGTATCTGTTCTAAAATACCTTGGTAACAAGTTTTTAGCTGATCTGTCTGAATCGCCAATTGGCAATGGATAATCAATACTTTCCATTAGTAACTGCTTCCTCCGCTATTAGAACTACTACTTGTTGTAGTCACAACTGTTTCTGATGAACTAGATACCGCTTGACTTGTATCGTTAACAGATGTTACAATTGCTCCACTTGCTTTTAGGCGTTCTGCTGTAATTGCTGTAATTATTTCAACATTATCTACTGTTGCACCACTTATAAATATTTCATCATTTTCAGACTTTACTTCAAATAAACTTCCAAAGCTATCTGTAGCACTGTTTGGAACTAAAACAATACTGTGTAAATCAGGTGCTAACGACTGCATAATATATGCACTAAGCTCACTCCAGTAAAATGTTTCTCCAAAATTCCAATTTTCTAAAGCAAAAAATTCTTCTATTGCTTCGATAATTTTACTTTTTACATCTTGATCGTTAACTACTCTGTCTGTGTTTTTTACAACTTTTAAAGTTGCTTGCAGACTTGGATTTGCTTTTGAACCAAACAAAACTTTAAACTTTACTGGATGATAAACAATTTCATCACTTATACTTTTTATTTTGTTTATTTCGCCGCCATAAGTTCTAAATAACTGATCACTACTCATTGGTAATGGCTCGGCAGCAAATGCTCCAGCAAGATACTGTCTATAACTTGTATCATATTGTTTTGTTAACAAATATGTATCCATTATATTGCTACTACTTGGATCAATTCTATTGTTTTCATCGCTTGCATGTAAATATTGAAATTTCAATCCTGCTCTACCCAAGTAACCTTTATAGTTAAAAATCAATTGTCTTGTTCTTGCTGTGCTGTTGACCTTGTAAAAAACGTTTGTTGAAGACACATAAAAAATAGGATCTCCTGGTGTTGTAACTGTTGCTTCTACTTCACTTGTTACTACTCTAATGTTTTCTGCGGCTGCATCTACATAATAGTAAAACTCATTATCGTTTGTAGATTTTTTAACAAAAACATATTTAGATTGTGACGAATTATTGTTAGCAGTGATATCTTCAAATATTTGAGGATTGTCTACTACACCGTCGTCGTCATTATCAAAAAATACAACTTCAACTTTTTTACTGTTTACGTATCCAATACCGTCTCTGTATTCAGCACTTACTGCCCAATCATAATCGACTGTGAACGGTGTTAATTGACCTGTGCTGGCAAGATTCTTGTTAATATTTAAAATGCTTATTTTGTCTCTTACAATTTCACCTGTTTTACTATCGTAAATCTTTTTAGTAGAATCATAAAAGAATCTTACTTCCTTGTCGCTTTCAAACACATATCGTAATGTCCTCGATGTGATTGTGTATTCAACTCCGTTGGTTTCAAATAAAACAAGCCAACTTCTATCTAAATTTTGCTGTGTAATGTCACCAGTTAACCCACTACTCCATTCTTGAGTAGTATTAACATTTTCTTGTGTCACTACTGCCCAACGTCTTGTGCTTGTGTTGTATCTTAGCGCAACAGTTCTGTATGCAAATATTTGATCTACTAAAACACTTTTTACATCATCAATTAAATCTCTAACAAACTTTGGTTTGATTTTATTTAAAATTGCTCCTGTAGGAATAATATCATTAAATGTAATACCACCTAGACCTGATGCAGACAGTTCATTACCGCCGTTATTCACAGCAACTACTTTTACCCATTTGTAACTACTAGATCCTGCGTGATCTGCTGCTCCTAACATCAATGTTCCATCAGGCATAAAATGCTGGCCTGTTGGCGCAGTAAATTTGACCAACGCTCCTGGTTCTAAATATCTAAATACACCTTCTGTAAAGCTGGAAACAGTATACTTGAATGCTGATGTATCGCTTGCATTTGAACTATCAACAATAAATCCAGTGCTTCTATTTGTATCCTTTGTAGTTTGTTGCCAAACTACGCTTAAATCACTATAATCTTGATCTGTAAACTTATCATAATAATAATTGCGCAAATTGTTATCTTCGAGTAGATTAGTAACAGTGTTGTTTATTACACCTTCAATATCAGTTTTTGTAACAAAACTAAAATTTGTTTTTTCTGTTTTATAATCTTTGTAAATAACTCCGTCGGTTCCAAACATATTTGTAGTGCTGTATTTTCCTGTGCTATCTCTTAAATCATAATATCTATTAATACCACTGCTGGTTCTGTTTACTGCTTTTGCTTTGATAATATCTTGACTTACACCCAACGGACCTAGGTTATAATCCTCACCTGTGATTAATCTGTTTTGAGTGTAGTATGTGCTAGGTGCATTGTCACGTATACTATCTGTTGATTCTGTGCTTGCGCCATTGGTAACTGGTTGCTTTAGGCTGCAAACTATTGATAAAGTTTCGTTGCGTCCAATACCAGAAGTATATGGAATACTGACTTTGATATTTTGTATATTATTTGCAAAAATAGTATAATCTAAATTTGCACTTGTTCTATAGTAAGCTCTAAAATTGCCTTTAGGTAAATTACCAAAAACACCATCGCTAAAAATTAAACTAATTCTATCATTTGTTCTAGTTAACACACTGAAAATATTTTTTATATTTTTTGCAATGCTATTATAAATTACATTATTACCTTCAACAGCATCAACTTTTGTCCAAGCAGTTTCCTCAACTCCTTGTGAATTTAAACTGTATAACCATACGTCACTGTTGTTTACATTTGTTGCATCTATTTCTACATTTTGATTAGGTGTGGGTAAACTTACCGAAAAGTCACCTCGTTGTAGTGTTCCTTGTCTAAAGTGTAGGAAAAATCCTGTGTTAGAACTACCTGCGCCTTGGCCGTTGTCTCTATATAACAAACTGAATTTGTTTCCTGTCAACGGCGCTTCTTCAATTATTTCACCATTGTCGATATCAGCACCAACAACTTCAAAATCTAAATTTGTGCCGTTAATAACTTTGTTAAAACTGAACACTGGAAATGCAGATTGTAAATTATTAAGTTTATATTTTTCTGTTGGAATACCATTGACAATGTCAGACTTACGAGGAGAACCAAACTGATTTTGATCAAGCATTGCTGCATTCATAATTTTAATAAATTGTTCATACCAATTACTATTTGTTTGATCATTCCATTTTACAGACTTACCCGAAATGTTGGTTCCTGTTGTGTCAACAATATTTTCTGTTGTCGTCACGCTGTCTATTTTGAGTAATCCGTTGGCAGTTTGATTTCTTGTTACATTATAACTAATAAGTCTTGCTAATCTTAAAACACTTTCTCTACGCTCTGCTAATTCAATAAAATTTTCTCTAGCATTTAGATCAACCCTAAAGCTAATATTTTGGCCAAGGAATGCAATTAAATCAATCAAAGATAGGTATTCAGAACTTTCAATATAATCATTAAAATCTTCTGGATAATTTTGTCTAATATAATTGATCATTGTTCTACGTAGATTGTCAAAATCATAGCTTTTGAAATCTGCGTATTTGAAACTTTGATAAATTTTTTGCCAATCTTCGGCTAATAATAATCGGTTTTGCCTATCTGTAGATGACATGTCTTTTTCCTTAGCTAATGTAATATTTATGAGATTTATAAACTACGCACATTAAAACTAAAGCTGGTTTTCGTTATCAAAACGAAGTGTTAAACGTTCACTTATATTATAATCTAAATAGGTCAAGTCTGCATAAACTTGAATACCTGATTCATACGCATCAACAATAATATTTTCGGCTTGCACTCTTGGATCATAATTCAATATTTGTGTTACATTATCCAATACAGCACGTTTTATTGGTTCAGTAAGAGGTTCAAATAAAACATCCCAAATTATACAACCAAATCTTGGATTTTCCAAACGCTCGCCTACTTTAATGTGAAAGTGATTTAAAATATCTTGCTTGATTAAATCTAAATTACGCAGTTGAAACGTTTTTTCGTTAGAAGAAACTGTGCTAAGTCCTTTATAACTTTTGTCAACCAAAACATTATTACTAGATTTAGGTGTTGTTATTTTTAAATTTTTATATAGATTCTTTTCTAACGTGCTCATAATGTATTTAACCTATCTTGTGCTTGTTTCGTATACACCAGTATCACTAGACGGCGGGCCGCTTGTATTTTGTTCTGACTGTATTGTTACCAGAGGTATATCAAACCCAGCTGGAATTTCCCAGTTTCTTCTAATTTGATTTAAGTATAATCCTGTGGTTTCTCTATTTACAATTCTAAAATTCGATAATGGATTTTTACCATTGCTTTGATTACCTCCAAACATTCTAATTCTGTTTGCAGCAGGATCAATACTATGCACAAACCCAACATGTCCATAACGTGATTCTTCTTTACGTGTAAGTACAACCAAATCGTATTTTCTAATTTTTGTAAAATCTCGCCAATCTACTGATTGTCCATATCGTAAATAACTTTGGCTACCCATACCAGGAACAATATGTTCTAATCCACATTTCCACAATACCCAGGTCACAAATGCTGCACACCATGGATTTGTTTTTGGTCCATCAACACTCATTCTGCCGCCGCCAGCAACTTCCCATGCTTCAGCAATATTTGGATTAGGAGGATTTCCTCTTTCTTTCCAATCTTGACTAGGAAACGCTTCTAATATTTGTTGCAAACTTGCAAATGCTGTGCCAGCAGGTGGCGGATTTTCTGGAGGTTGTACAGGTTGATAATTACCGCCAATATTAGGATCAAAATCTCCCACTCCTGTAAGAGCATCTGGTGGAGTGAAAACACTACTTTGTGTATTATCATCAAAAGGTAAAAAATATCTATCAATTTCGCCAGCTTCTAATGCTCTTGACGGAGACGGAACTGGATTACCTGGTATAACTATTTGACACATTATCCGTATACTCCTGTGTTTGGAACAGTGGCTTGTCCCAACTGTATATATTCATCAATGCTAGTGCCGTAAGCGTCTGTTCCTACCGCAGTTTCGTTGCGCCATTTTCTAACATCGTTGGGTCCTTTTAGATGCGCACCCATCAACAATCCAGCTATTAACTGTTTAGTGTCGCCTTCTCTAATACTACCATTAGCTTTGAGATATCTTACATTTGCATTAGTGTAAAGTATCATGCCTTTTTCTTGGCAATCTCCTTTGTTTGCCAACCAATCGTCGACATTATTTACTCCGTCTTTTCCTGTCCAATTATCTGGATTAAGTCTTAGTCTTGGACTGCCGCCTTGGACGCTTTTTCTAATGTAGCCGCCTTCTTTAAGTGCATAGCCACCAAACTGATATTTTCCTGCAAAACCAATGCTATTTGTGCAATTATAACGCAAACCGCTTTCTCTAAAGCCAA